ATCGTTCGGATCTATTACTAGATTTGGGCCAATTGTTATTACTTCAAGTTCTGCGGTACCTGCTTTTGCAGCAAGGTCAACTGATGTTGCCAAGGTAGATTGGTCTGATGCGAACTTAATTATTGGAGCGTTAGGTATTGCACCAGAATCTAAATTTACAGGTGCTGAAATTCCCAGNGGCAGTAATACGGGATTCCCGTAGTCCTTTTGTGCGAAGGGTAAGCATGATGTGAAGTAGTCTAAACGCTTCCCGCGTTTTAGCAGGGTGTAGTCCGACTCAAGGTCGGGGCCGTCATCGAGGTTAACGGTGACGGCAGTTTGAATGTTTTCGTCTTTGAACCATTCGTTCCAGACGAGGTTGTATGCCCGGTGCCACAGTGCTGAATGTTCGAGATCAGGCACGCCGGGAGGAATATCCATGTAGTCATGAATAGAATCCTCAAGGTGGCCCGTAGTGGGTGGCGAGACAATTGTTGGTATGAGGTAGTCAATGGAGTCTCCGGGGTTGTCTTGCTCGCCCATCATTTTGCGCCAATTGTCAAAGACAAGGCGGTATGGGATCGAGAAGTAGAAGGTATCAATGTACATATTGTCCATGATAGGGAATATAGGTGTTGCGAGGCGTGCGAATGCATGTAGTGATACGTTTGCAGTGTCGGCTGGTAGCATTTCCTCGCACATTATTGGGTATAGGAAGTCGAAATCAATTGCGGTTTTGTATCCAAAATCGCGTTGGAATGAAGAGCGTGGTATTTCTGCTTTAGGCACTTGCGAGAAGTGCGCGTTCATTACTGATTTCATTTTTTTACGGCCTCTAGTGGAAGTTTAATTTGATTTTCGTCATGTTTATTTTGCACGAAAGACAGGCCGTTTCCTAGTGGCTTTTGTGTTTGTAGTGTATTTATGGTTCCTTTTTCGTCATCGAAGCTGCCGAGAACCATTAGTGTGTAGTCTTTGGGCCATTTGCCAAAGGCATGCTCGATGTCGTTTACCGCGCCAGTAAAGCCGCGGATTGCTTGTTGTTCCTCGGGTAGGAAGAAGGGAGCCAAGTAGGCTTTTGCAGCAGCGTCATGGATTGAGAATATTTTATGAATCATTGTGGAGTTTCCTGTTGAGTTGATTGTATGTTAAGAGTTTTACTTTTTCCCGCACGAGTAGGCGGGCCGGAGTATTGTCGGCAAGATGTTTTTGTGCGTTTGCGACCCGGGTTTCCTTAAGTGTGGTATAGGCGATCTCATCGGTGGATCGTAGTAGATTCTCGTAATAGCGGGGGGTTTTGATATTTTTTCCCTTATATATGGTTGTGTCATGTGGAAAGATATCGGAATGAAATTGTTGATACCAGTCGTTTGCGAGGCCGGTGCCGTTGGTTCCGCCTCGTGACATGGTGGAGTATTCTGGGATTTTGATTTCAATTTCTCCCGTAATTTGATTAGTAGTTGTGTAATGTTCATGAGCTTTATCTCCGTTGATTTTTTTCATGCAGTAGCGTGCAACGTAGGCTGCAGAGTTTAATGTTAGTTCTGAGGTTGTGGCGAAGCCATGACCCCAGATTTTTTCGAGCAGTGGTGAGTAGTAGGTAATTATGCCTTCGCATTCGTGGAATGCTTCCCGGTCGGTGAATTCGTGTCCGAATATACAGGCATGATGGTGAGGGCGTCCGAGGTTATCACCGTATTCGGCGCCGTGATAGAACCGGATTTTAATAGGTTCGATGTTTTTACGATATCGTTTCATGAAGTCAACGAAGTGATCAGGGTTCAGTGAACCGTATTGAGGTAGGGTATCGTAGGTTAGTGTTATGAATTGGTTCTGGTCGTGCATTTGAGCTTCATGCATGCATCGAGCAGCCCAAGTTATTGATCGGTCGAGTTTGCAACCGTGGCATTGGCCACAGGGTAGCTTCATGGTGCCTTCCCGAAAGGCGGGATGATTTTTGAATATGATTTTTTTGGCACCTGATTTGGTATGACCGAATTGTTGAGCGTCAAGAGGGTGATAGCAGGTCATGGGGTAAAACCCCAGACGATTATTATTGCGACCCATATTATCGCTAGTATTATTTCTTCGCGATGGGTCATGAGATTAGTGACCTGAGATAGTTTTTGTTTTGGTATCTGAGATACCAGAGATTTGAATATTTAGGTTTCGGGTAATCCCGAACGCGGGCGATTTGCCCGCATCCAAGATGGAACCATTGATCGCCTCTGATTAGAGCCGATATCCACCGCGTAAGATAGACCGGGGTAGGTTCTTGCGGTGAGTTTTCATGGCCCCTTTGGTGAAGGAGCGTCGAGAGCTTGACTTGCTCATTTTTCTTCGTTTCATTTTTCATTCTCCGAAGTTTATAGGAGGTGAGAGTAGTCACCTAGAGGTGACAGTTTATTTGTTTTTAAAGAGGTATGAAACCTCTTTTTTTGGACTGATTTGGTGTCAGTCCACATAGATACGTCAAGTATAGGATCTATGTTTCCCCGAAAAGTGTAAAAAAGGCCCCCAGAGGGGGCCTTTTGGTGAGAGTTGAAAGGGGCTTTTTATTTGAGGGTTGTGACCCTCGCGCGTGAATTGTTCCAGACAATTCTAGCGCTTATCCGCCCCCCGCTCCGGGCGGGGGAAGGTATGCCACGAGGGCGCGGCACTGGCTTGGCTTGTTTGGTCGTGGAGTTTAGTCAGCCGCAGGTGCCGCAGGTTCCTCGGGTGGCGTTGTTTTTTGTTTTGCAGGAGGGGTATCGGGTGGCGGTTTGTCACCGGTTGGTGATATTGGTGAATTGTTTGTTAGCCCCATTTCTGCGAGTTTGGATATGTTGTCCGGATTTTGGACAAAGTTTAAGAATTCGGCAGGATTATTGTCGAATTGTTTTCGCACCGAACTGGGTAGGTCTGCGAACATATCGTTCGCTCGAATTACAATATTCATTGATTCGTGATAGTCGGTTGCGGTGTTTTCGGAGTATTGTGGCTCATATTTTGCCACATGGTCTAGTACTCCGGTTTTGATGTAGCGCGCCATGATGAGGTTGATATCCACCTCATCTTTCGAATGCTGTTGCGTTAGCGAGGGTTGAGTAAAGGAGATGGAGTGTTGGCGCTTTTTTAGTTTTTTGTTCATTTGAGTATGTCCTCTAGTGAAGGGAATGCTGATTTAAGTTTATCTAGTCCGTCTTTTATGACTTTGAATTTTGCGTCGTTAATTATGCCGTTCTTTTTGGCTTTTGATAGTTCCTCGAGGAGGATTTCGTAAGCGACTTGTTGCTTGTTTGCTTCGATGTTCGCTACTAGTGCTTGAGCGAATTTTAGCCATGAGTCGGCTTTGACAGAACCCCATTGTTGAGTTAGGGGTTTTAGTTGCTCGCGTATTATGTCGGTTTCGGCGGTTTTTTTGTGTACGTCTAACCCTGTATTGATTGCAGGGGTAATTGTGTCCTGTATTTGGGGCATAGCGCCCCCGGGAGAGGACGATCCGCCGTAGCGAGCTGAGAGTATAGGGTTTAGGCCAGCGGCCTTTAGATCGGCAACCTGACGTTGGTGTGCCGTGTTTGACATTCGTTCTTGGAATGACATTTGATCGCGGGCAGATGAAACCTGTGATCGGTTTCTACGTTCGCCGCCGAACATTGAGAGAAGGCCAGAGCCGAGGCCGGCGAGTTTGCCGGCTCCGAATAGTGCGCCGAGGAAGCCGGCTTGTTTTTTTAGTGATCGCATTAGAAGTGGTCGATCAGGCCTGGCGTTGAGTAGGTAGGCAGTGGCCGAGCGTGGCGGAATTGAGTGTATGAGTCAAAGATTAGGTGATGTTCCTCTGGTACCGCGATAACGCGGTCTACCGGTGTATTTTGTTCTATGAATTCCGGTGAGAGGGTTGGTGCAGTTGCGAAATCTTGACTTAAGTGCCACGCGTCGAGGGTTAGTGAGTGAGTTGATCGCATGTTGCCGGTGATAGCGCTTTTTGAATAGCGCATATCGGCCCAGCGTTCTTGATAGCCTAGTACGATTTCATCTTCCGCAGGTACGCCAGAGGCGAAAATTTCTTTTTGTAGAACAGCCATTTCTCCTATATGGGAGAGGGCTGGAAAGTAGTGATCGAATCTGGTTTTTCTTGAAAATTTGCGGGGTAAGCCTTGTTGGTATGTCAGGTCGGCGCGAGCGCAGACGAGGCCTAGTACTAGGCAGTGTTCGGTGAAGGATTTAGTGAATCCATTACCGGATATATTGGCGGTGCCGTAGGCGGATAGGTCGCCTACTGATGATCCTGTAGGGTCGAGAGGGTCGCGTGCAGTTTGAGCGACTTGTGTTATGCCGATCGGTGTTGATCCGCCGCCGAGATATTCGGTGCGCCATCCAGCGGATGGTGTTGTTACTCCGAAATGTGATTTTATGATTTCCACGTAGCGGGAACCGCCACGAGCATCGCGTTCGTACATTTTTTGTATCTGAAATGCGAGGCGGAGTTGATTGATTGTAGCAGCGGTAGCGGAGCTTAGGTCCGCGATTAGGGTATCGTTCGGATCTATTACTAGATTTGGGCCAATTGTTATTACTTCAAGTTCTGCGGTACCTGCTTTTGCAGCAAGGTCAACTGATGTTGCCAAGGTAGATTGGTCTGATGCGAACTTAATTATTGGAGCGTTAGGTATTGCACCAGAATCTAAATTTACAGGTGCTGAAATTCCCAGAGGCAGTAATACGGGATTCCCGTAGTCCTTTTGTGCGAAGGGTAAGCATGATGTGAAGTAGTCTAAACGCTTCCCGCGTTTTAGCAGAGTGTAGTCCGACTCAAGGTCGGGGCCGTCATCGAGGTTAACGGTGACGGCAGTTTGAATGTTTTCGTCTTT